TAATGGAAATGCTGTAATGTGTCCATATGTTAAAAACAAATGGATATACGATAATATCGGATTGTTGAAACAAAAATATGAAAAGACTGATAATCAAATTGACATTTCGATACATTATATATTGCGTTCTGAAAAAAAAGTGTCTGAATTGTTAGCGTCTTTTGAGTTTATTTTACTTAAAGTTTTCATAAATAATTCACATCAAATAAGAAATATTACTATAACAAAAGAGGTTTCTGAATTAAATAATGATCAGTTCAAAGCATGTATTCAGGAATTTCAAATAACAATTCTATGACGTTTACAGTATTCTATAAAATCAAGATATTTAAGGAGTATGTTCATATGACCGAAGACATAGATACTGAAACATGGAGTGATGCTTATAGGATTTTTACAAAAAACCATCTAGGTAAAAAAATATTTATTAAAAAAATTGAACTCAATGAAAAAAGTAGAATTAGATAAAACAGAAGAAAGAACTGAAGAGAATAAAGAAGAAGCAATTGAATGCTGGGGCGAATTATTTGGTAATAAAACCAATATTGCTAGGCGTGTTGGCGTTAGTAGAATTACTTTATATAATTGGATAGAAGGCGATAAGTCATTTGCGAAAAAAGTAAAACAAGCAGAAGAAAACATGAAGGATTTTATTGAAGATGCTTTGTATCTTAAAGTAAAAGAAGGCGATACTAAGGCTATTCTATTCGCATGTGAAAGAAAATGTTACGACAGAGGATATGGCAAACGTCAAATAATTGACCTGAATAATAGGATAGGTGAATTACCGCCAGAAAAGCAGAAAGAGATTGATGATGTACTGAAAATGAATGGATATCAAGTCGATACTGAATGACAGAGATGCTCGGGTATATGCTTGTAGCAGAAACTTCAAGTTATTTACGATTGTTTATTTTAGTCATTTCTTGAAATATCAATTTGCTTCATTTCATGATTTATTTTTCGATAAATTATCGGACGATTCAATTGAAAACCTTGCCTTGCTTGCGTTTCGCGAAAGCGCAAAGACTGTTTTTTCTGGCATATTTTATCCGACATGGTGCATAGCATATAAGAAAAGGTTCTTTATAGAATTTGTTGGCGCTGACCATGTAATTGCAACTAAAAGACTGCAAAACCTAAGCAGACAATTACAAATTAATAAACTTTTTATTAATGATTTTGGGAACTTATACTTTGAAGACAAATCTGATTTTAAGCAAAAGAGGGCAAAAAGAGTCAGCTATTTCGAAACAACAAATGGCATAACTTGTGTGGCACTAGGAATTAATCAAACGCCCCGTGGTGATCTTTTTGATCAATTCAGACCGGACTTATTGATAGGTGACGACATTGATAACATGAAAACAGTACGCAATCCGGAGATACGCAAAGAGTCATTGAATAGATTGCATGGTGAATTTTTGGGCGGTTTGGCTGATAACGCACGATCTATTATATCCGGCAATATGATTCATAGGGATTGCTTAATGGCAAACCTCGAAAAACGTCCTGACGTGTGGGATATGATTAAAGTGCCAGTTAGAGATTCAGAAGGTAGATATGCGTGGGGATCAAGGTGGAATTACGAGAAGGAAGAAAGAATGAAAGCAAAGTTAGGTATACATGTTTTCAACCAGGAATTTTTATTGAAACCGATCGGGGATGACGATCAAATCATAAAAGAGGAATGGATCAATTATTATACTACTCAACTAAAATTATCACCTGATCAATTTAAGATTGTTTGTTTTGTTGATCCGGCTGTTAAAGAGAAAGAAACAAGTGACTATACAGCTATTGAGGTATGGTGTAAGGATTTAAATAATGACAATGCATATTGTCTGGCATTAGTACGCGAAAGAATGCCGGTTGAAAAAATACTTCTAAAGATAAAATCATTATATGATTATTGGCATTTTGAAGTTCTCGGGATCGAAGACGTTGCGGCTCAGTATTGGTTAATACAACTTGTAAGATCTACGTATCCAGAAATATACGTAAAATCAATAAAACGTACTAAAGATAAAACTTCAAGATTAAGATCTGTGCAATACTTATTTCAACAAGGTAAAGTCTTTTTTAATCCACAACATCAAATTATAGTCGACGAGCTTGTTGATTTTCCTGTTGCCGCCCATGACGATACGGTTGATGCTTGTATCGATTCATTGCATGAATTATATAGAAGTTCAGGAAGTAAGTTGATCCAAAGTAATGAATTTTAATTTAATATATAGTATAATATTAATGGAAATTTAAAAAAATATTATGGAAAAATCTTTTCCGTCAGATAAAGACATACAAAGAATTAAAGAAAGCGAAGAATATAAAAAGCTTTTTGATGGTTTGCATGACTTAGTTTTTAACATAAGTGATTTTTTCCAGAAAGACCTTGAGAAGAAAAGAACACTTTATGTTGCAATGAATTTACCGGCTTTTATATCAGAATATTATGCGGATATGATTGTTGGAAGCGGAGTCTTTTTTGATGTTGAAGACAAGGATATTCAGGAAAAAATAAATGAATTTGTTAAAAGAAACGGGCTTGATGTTTTATTGTATGAAGCATCACTAGCACAATCCGAATATGGATATGTACCAATAAGGTTACGGATAGAAAATAAAGAAGTTATTATTGAACAAATTCCGAATGATCAATACTTTCCGGATTGGTCAAACGACATAAAACCGGTACTAAATGGAGTAACGCTTGCATCTTATGTCGAAATTGGAAATGGAGATGAAGGTGAAATGTTTTTATATAAGGAAATATACACTAAAGAGAATAACGATAAAGTATATTTAGAATATCAATTATGGTCAGTAGATTCTGATGGCAAGCAAAAAACTCAAGTAAGTACCAGTAAGTTTAATGCAGATTTGCCGGAAGGAAAACAGCTTACTCTATTTACCGAATATCCAATTTATCAAATCAACAACATCAAAACATCTGATGATAATTTTGGTAGATCTGACTACTATAATATTTATCCACAACTGAAAAGCATCAACGAAACGATTACGCAAATTCATATTGAACTGAGAAAGAACTTATATTCAAGGATCGCCGTACCTCAGGGGACGTTGAATGACAATGGAGAAATACGCGCATCTGAAGCAGATATATTTGAAGTTGGGGTTGGCGATAAGATGCCACAATATATTCAGAAAAGTAATCCATTAATTGAAGAGGCATTTAGGGAAATAGAGTTTTTTGTAAGAAGTATCGCTTCGATGACTAAGATACCGGTAGAGGCGTTTGGCATTGAAGGAAAAGGCGGGGTTGAGAAAGTAGAAGCAATGAGATTAAGATTATTCAATACTGAAAAGAAAGTACAACGTAAAAGGGTTTATTTCGAAAAACAACTTGAAGATATGTTGTCAGTCGCACTTGCCGTTGAAGGAACAAAAGGCGCATCAGTTAACATAACATGGGACGATATATTGCCAGTAAGCGAACTTGAACTTACTGAATTATTAGCAATGCAAGTTAGTAGCAAGTTAAAATCAAAACGAAAGGCGATTAAAGAATTACAGGGGCTTGATGATGATTTGCTTGATGCTGAAATCGAAGAAATCAATAATGAACAAACCGTATCTACAAATAGTATTACTGAGCCAACTCAACCACTTACATTTCAAGATATTAATCAAATATAATGAAACTGATGAGATCATATGTTACTAAAAAATCGTTCTCGGAAGCAATGGAGATGATAAACAACAAAATTAATTACAATAAATATACTAAAATATTATTGGTATTGTTAATGTATTGGTTTGTTATATTGTTTTGTATTTTTAGCTTAATTGTTGTGATTAAGTTTTCTTTAACATTTTTTTAAATGCCAAATGACAGACTTGAACGTGAATTTACAGATGCACAATCTAAGGATATTGTTGCAGGTTATACTGTATATAGTGATAAGGTGCGTTTAATCATAGAAGCGGAACTTAGCAGAAAAATAACAGAGCAATCAAAAGATCAGGCACTGAAAGAAATCGCCAGAAAATCAAACGCGGTTTTTGTAATGACACAGAACGAGATCAATAAAAAAATACCAGAGGCATATAAATTCGGTTTAGAATGGGCAGACAATTCAGCAATCAATTCAATTGATAATATGGCAAATGCAGATATTGTGACAAAACTTGAGGTACAAAAAGAAATACTAAAACGCAAAAATAATATCAAAGATCAAACACTTGCAAGGAAAAATGTTGTTCTAGCTGTTGAAGACAATATTGTTATGCAAAAGAAAATAACGAAATCTATAATTCAAAATACTGGATATGGGGAATTGCATAATGAGGCGATTAAAAATCTTATAGGTTCGTCTATTAATGACTTCAAGAAAGGGCTTGAGGGGGTCACTGCTTCGGCTTCCAGGATACTTTCAGAGGCGCAAACACAACAAATCCGGTCAACGATTGCGGAAAGTCAACTTACTAAAACTTCTATATATAAAATAAAAAATGAAGTATTAAAAAACCTTGCAGATCAAGGCTTTACTACAATAGCAACACGTGATGGGAAAAATATGCCGATCAAATGGTATGCAGAAATGCTCTCAAGAACGGAAACAATTAAAACTGCTAATATTGCAACAATTAATAGAGGCGCTGAGTTAGGAATAAATATTGTACAATTTTCTGAACACATGAGTTCTTGTGATATATGTATACCCTATGAAGGGTTGTTATATGACTTGACTGGCGTTGATTATCCATATCCACTCGAACCACCTCTTCATCCGAATTGCAGACATATACTTATACTACGTCCTGATCTTTCAATTTGAATTAACATAAAAACATAATAAATTCTATAATTGTTTTATTTTAAAAAACAATATGATATAATATAGGCGTGTATAAGTAAGGTTTGACAATGATCCATAAATTGTCCGTTCAAAATTAATACATGAACTATGTCAGATAATGACAACAACGGCGTGACACCTGAGCCGAATAATTCAGATGGCGGTCAAGATGCAGACCAAAAAAATCACGATCCTGAACATTCAGTTACAATTCCTGAAGGCAAACTAAAAGGATTTGAAGCTCGCGTTGCAAGGGCAGAAAGTGAGAATAAGGATTTGAAATCCAAACTTCAAGCAATCGAAGAAGCAGAACAGAAAAAACGTGGCGACTATGAATCATTACTTACCACGAAAGAAACTGAATTGCATTCAACGAAAGCTGAACTAGAGGAAAAAGAATCTAAAATTACTGAAGCTTATGCAACACTCGAAAGGTATTATAATGAGGAACTTGAAAAAATACCTGAAGACAAAAGAGACTTGATTCCAGACACATTGCCACTGACTGATAAGCTTGAACAAGCAAGAAGGTTGGTCAAGGCATTTAGTCTCAACAATCAATCTCAGAATAGCATGCCTAAGAATTCAGCAAATAATCCACTAGAAGAATCTTCCGAACTCGAAAAAAGAGTAGAAAAACTCAAGGAAATTCAAAGAAACAATGGATTAAGCGAAAAAGAACAGGAAGAACTAATTGAAAAATCAAGACAACTGATGAAATTGAAAAGGGATAAATAATTAAATTCTAATGCCTGATAAGGACAACTTACGGCTTGAACCATATCCAACGACAACAACCATTGATGACACAGATCATATGTGGGTACAAAATGCTGATGGTACCGATATGAAAATTACTGGTGCATCAGTTAAGTCTGTCATGATGGGCGTAGTTCTTGCCGACGATACATCGCCACAATTAGGCGGCGACTTAGACTTAGATGGTAATGCTATCGATTTTCCGACAACTCCTAATATTAGCGATTGTTTGGATGAAGATAACATGGCATCTGATTCTGCGACTAAACTTGCAACACAGCAATCAATCAAAGCTTATGCAGATACCAAGCTTGCTACAGCGGCAACAACCCTTGCCGGTGCTGGTTTCTTCTTGGATGAAGACGATATGGCAACTGACAGTGCTACAAAAGTTCCTTCACAACAAAGCGTAAAAGCTTATGTTGGCAGCGGCACAGTGGTGATGACAAATAAAACTTTGACATCACCTGCACTTAATACACCTGCAATCAATGGTACAACTCACTATGTTGCAACAGGAACTATTGGCACTGCAGATGTTCTTCAGTTGAATGCAACGCCCGTTGAGGTCATTGCTACACCTGGCGCGAATAAAGCAATCGTTGTTGATGAGATTCAACTGTTTCTCGATTACGGTTCTGCGACTTATGTTGCGGATGCTGGCGACGACCTGACTGTTGAATATTCTGGCGGTGCTGATATTGCTGTAATCGATAATGATGCAGTAACATTTTTGACTGCCGTTGCAGATGCTCATTGGATGGGTAGAAATTTCACACTATATGATGCTTCCGTTGCCGGTACTGGTGATGGTGTGCTTTTGTCATCTTTCGACAATGAAGGTGTACAAATTAGCATCGCAAACAGTGAAGTAATTACAGGTGATAGTGATTTGAAATATAGAATCACATATCATGTTGTTAGTTACTTAGCTTAATAAGATTAAAGGAATAATAAAATTAATTAAATGTCATTCGATACAACAGTCGGGAAATTTCTTACTTCCGATTCTAGCTATCTAACAGACGACATCAAGGCAATTGCCACTCTTGTTGAAGGTGCAAATACCAGAACATGGGATTTGTTTCGAGAAGGGGAGTCAGCAAAATCAGTTACCATTACATGGTATGATGCGCTTTCAAACTCACTACAAGGTGCTGTTGGCGCTGCTACGTGGTCAGATGGTAGTACTAAAACCGGACTTGATGTTTCAGCGACTACTTCAAAAATTGTCAATGTTGGCGATGTATTACTTGTTGAAGATGAACAAGTAATCGTTGCCGCAGTAGACAGAACTGCTAATACCATTGATGTAGTAGCACGTGGTCATGGTTCAACAACTGGCGCATCACATGCTGCTGGTAAAGTAATCTACATTGTTGGATCAGCACAGGTCGAAGGAACTGTAGATGGGGATTCTATCATTGAAGACAATGAACAGAACCTGAACTATGTTCAACTATTTCAGGAACCAATCAGCTGGTCACGAACTTCAGCAAATCAATCATACGATGATATGACTTCATTGCGTGTTGATGCTGAAAAGAAAGCAATGTCAAGAATGCTTAAAAAGCTTAATTTGACTGCTTTGCTTGGAGAACCAGTCGCACGCACTGGCACTACTGCTGGCACTGCTGGTGGGCTTTCACATTACATCATTAATGCAACTGGTGCTAACACAGTATCTGTTGGCGGTTCTTTAAGTGAAGACAAACTCAAGACCTTACTTGAAGCAATTGCTAGTGACGGTGGACAGCCAAACGTATTGCTTTGCAGTCCTTCCGATAAAGCAATAATCAACACATGGAATCTTGCTGCTAATACTGCCGCTGCAACTCGCACGGTAACTACTAGACAGGACAGAGGAGCTGGAAACATAGTTGATTACTATGATTCTGAAGCACTCGGTAGATTGGAGATCATTGTTGATCCTCTTCTTATGTCAACACGTGGTGAACTTTATGTGTTGAACACACAGAAGATAGCAAGACATTGGTTTGTAAACGATGCTTTGCGTTTCGAGATGGAACCTTCAAATAGTCGTTCTTTTGCAGAAACCTTACAGGGTCAATGCACATTCTCAATTAAGGATGCAGGAATTGACTTTGGCGCTCTGTACGGAATTACTCACTAGTCATTTATTTAGAGGAGTGATAGAAATATCACTCCTCTAAGGATTAAATAATAACTTAAATCAATGAAAGTACATGTAAACGTAACGGCACAATACGTCGGAGATTATCTGATGAAACAAGGTGAAAATGAAGTGCCAAAAAACTTGGAAAAAGAAGTTGAAAAATTATATGAATCTGAAAGCCTGAAAGCTAAACGTAGCTTTGATATTATCGAAGAACCAGTTGAAGTACAGAGTAAACCAGAAGAACCAACTGAAGAAGTTGTTTCAGATATTATCGAAGAACCAGTTGAAGTTGTTGAAAAAAAGATATCTAAAAGAGGAAGAAAACCTAAAAAATAATTATGAACACGCCAATTAATTTTCAAAAAACCGTAACTACTGCTGGTACCGCAGAAACATTGATATCAACAAATGAATACGGATATGTAATTGTTAAAGCACTAGAGTCTAATACCAGCAATATATATGTAGGTGATTCTGATGTAACGAGTGCAAATGGATACATATTAGAGTCCGGAGAATCTATATCTATCGCACTTGATGGCATCAATAAAGTATATATTGATTCTGACGTAAACGGTGAGGGCGTTTCTGCGTTCGGTGTAGTACAAAAATAAGGGATAGTATAAATAATATCATGAAAATAATCATACCACCTATTCCAAGCGTACCCTCAAGGATGAATAAGCTTGCTTCTGATTTGCTTGGCGGGAAAAAAGGAGAAGCACTAAGGATAGGAGATACAACTGACACTACAATTGGCAACATAAGATTACATAGCAACAAGCTTGAATTTTATAATGGTTCAGCATGGGTAAATATCGGTAGTATATCTCAGTGGAAAGAGCCAGTAAACACACCTGCAGACTTGCCTTTAACTGGCAATACAATTGGCGATATGCGCCTCGTTGTTGATGATGGTGACGGAAAGGCGGCAATGTACCAATGCAAGGCTACAACGGGTAATCTTGCAGCACAATGGAATAAAATTTCTGATGTAGATTGGAGTACGGCGATTTTAGATGAAGACTTTTCCGGTGATGACGGCGTTATGGTAAAAACCGGCGCGGGCACGTATACGCTCATAAAAAACAAATGGGACGGCACAGCGGCGCCAACAGTCAATGATGATACAGATGGAGGATATTCAGTTGGTTCAAGGTGGCTGGATTTAACTAATTCTGAAGAATACGTGTGCATGGACGCTACAGATGGTGCCGCGGTTTGGAGTGAAACGACTGGATCTGGCGGCGTTTCTTATGGCGGCACTCCGACAGTCGTCACCACATGGGCAGAGCTTAAGACCGCTATCGAAACAACTCACGCAACATGGATTCGCATAGCCAATAACTTAACTGCTGATTCAGATATTACGTTCAGTGCGACTCCGACTACTCATTCATGCAATCAAGTCTTTCTTGAAAGCGTGAACGGACAAGCGGTCATTGACTTGGCGAGTGCATATCAAATCATATGGTCAGGCTCCGGAACTCAATATTATTACGACTGTAAAATGCGTGGTTTTAGGTTTACGAATATACATGCCACAAAAGGTGCAGTAAAAATCTCTTACCATATTGGAAATAATAATAACGGCACCACATTCGAAGACATATCATGTACAGACAATTATGGCGACATTCGCTCGTTGTTCGAAATACCAGGGGCGTCGACAATCTATGGTTCATTACACTTCAAAAATTGCCACATGAGAATTGTATCAAGTTACGGCAGACTAATATTGCTTAATGATAATATGAG